CTTTAAAAAGAAAACACCAATTTATTAGGATGAATTATGGCCACATCAGGAACAACTACATTTGATCTCGATATTGATGATATCATTCAAGAAGCCTATGAGCGTTGCGGAGCAAGAACTAATAGTGGACACGACTTACAATCTGCAAGACGAAGTTTAAATATTCTTTTCTCAGAATGGGGAAACCGCGGAGTACACTTATGGAAAGTAGAACTAAACGAGCAACTACTGACTGCAGGAACACAAACTTACACAGCACCAAGTAATGCTAATGACATATTGGAAGCTTATGTAAGCACAACCACTGGAGTAACGAGTGATACAAATGATGTTTCACTAACAAAAATTAGTAGAAGTGAATATGCCGCTTTACCTAATAAAGGTTCACAAGGTCAACCTTCTCAATATTATGTGGATAGACAAACTATACCCACTATCACTTTATATCAAGTGCCTGATGCATCAACATATACATACCTTAAATACTATTATATAAAACGAATTGAAGATTCTGGAGCTTATACGAATACTGCAGATGTAGTGTTTCGTTTTATACCCTGTATGGCAGCTGGTTTAGCATATTATATGAGTATGAAAATAAATCCACAATTGACACAACAAAACAAAATGATTTATGAAGATGAACTTTCACGAGCTTTGAACGAAGATGGTCAAAGAACTTCAGTATATATAACCCCACAAACCTATTACCCACAAGGAGTGTAAAATGAAAAGTTTAAGATTAAATGTAGGTGGCCCAGCATACCTTCAAAAATTAAAAGAAATAAACCCAAACCTTGCTAAAGGTGTAGAAAGAATGAGAAGTCAATTTAAAGGTGAAAACCTTTCTACTTTTGATAAAAGAGGTAATATTGAACTAGCAAATTTTGGTAATTTAAATAAATTTCAACAAGAAAAATATCTTCAGGATATGTCTGCACAATTTGCAGAGCCTAGTGAAGAGACAATCAAAACCACTCGTGAAAGTTTAGGTAGTAAAAGATATACACCTTTCGCCTATAGATACAAGGGGTTTAGAAAACCTGAAGAGAAAAAAGAGGAAGATATCTATGTACGATTAGGTATGAAAAAACCAAAAGGTATGATGGATGGTGGAGAAGTTAAAGGTAAAGGCATTGCCATAAAAGGCACTAAATATCAAGGAGTATTTTAATGAAAGGAATGCGAGTATATAAACGTCAACAGGGTGGGTATCTCTCTGCATTAGAAAAATCACGCCCTGAGTTGTTTAAAACTATTAGTGGTTATCGTTCACGTTTGTCTGCACCAGAACAACAAACTTTTGATAAACGCGCTAATATTCAATATGCAGCTACTCAAAATATGCCCACTGGTCAAAGAGAGGCCTACATCAAATCAATTGAACAAAAGTATGCTAAACCATCAGATGAACAATTTTCTGAAATTCAAGAAGGTCTTAAATCAAAAAGATTTACACCAGTTTATTCTTATTATGATCCAAGCACATCTACTAATGACAAAACCACTGGTTATTACAGAGATTTAACTCCTGAAATTGAAAAAGCACAAAAAGATCTTGATGCTCTGAAAGTCACTGAAAGTAAAACAAGAATGGTTCCTTTATATGAAATGAGTTATGCAAGACCTACGTATGGTCCTGCAAAACCAAGTAAAATGACAACTGAGTTACCTAAAGGAGCTAAATTAACAACAGGACAATATGGTCAACAGTTTTATCAAGTTCCAACGCAATCACCCTTTCAAGCAAATCCTAACCCAACATATAGAAAAGTTGGTAGAAACAAAAAAGTAACAGATACATTTGAAAGACAAGCTAGAGCAGGAGATCCAGAATATGATAAACAAGCGGCTGCTTTAAAAAGATTACAAACTCGTCATAATTATAGGGGTATGTATGGAAGCAACACATCTCCTTTAACAAGTGCAAACGTTTATCAACAAATGGGATTAGCAAAAAAAGGGGGCAGTGTAAAAGTTGAAAAATTTACAAGAGGTGGTGGTATAGCCATAAGAGGCAAAAATTTCAGTGGAGTTAAATAATGGGTTCATATGCACGTGGAAAATATGCACAAGCTATTTCAGATAGAAGTGGTCAAGCTTTTCCTTATAGAGAAATGGTTAAAGAATGGAATGGGTCATTTGTTCATAAATCTGAATTTGAAGCTAAACATCCACAGATAAGAAGAAAACATATAACTGCTGATGCTATTGCTTTAAGTAGTGCAAGGCCTCAAAAATCATCACCAACGATTGTTGATCTTAACCCAGCATTACTGTTTAATTCAAACCCTAACTCGCTTGTGCCTCCATTGACACCTAATCAACAAAATAGTAAAAGACAATTAAGGGCTAGCACTGTAAATAGTGCTACTTCAACAGTTCCCTCAGCAGGGTCTATAACGGTGATTTTAAGATGACAATAACATATTCAGATTTTTTAACACAAGTAAGAAATTATACAGAAGTAGATTCTAACGTTTTAAGTGATACACTTTTAGATCAGTTTATAAGAAATACTGAATTGGATATTGCTGAAAATGTTGATTATGATGATTTGCGAAAATATGCAACTTCTAGTTTAGTTGCGTCTCAACGATATGTTAACTTGCCTGCTGATGCATTAGTTACACGTTCAGTTCAAATTATTAATGGTGGGACAAGAAACTTTTTAGAAAAAAGAGATACTAGTTTTATTTCAGAATTTAATCCTACAGGAACTGAGGGAGAACCAAAATATTTTGCTAATTGGGACAACACAAGTATAGTTTTTGCTCCTACACCAAATACAACATATCAAATACAAGTAAACTATATTAAAGATCCACCACATTTTAATTCAACGACTCAAACTTACTTATCACAGTATCAAGAAAATATGCTTTTGCATGGTGTATTAACAGAGTGTTTACGATATTTAAAAGGACCCTATGATCTATACAAATTGTATGAAGATAAGTATAATCAAAATATTCAAGCCTTTGCTCTTCAACAAATGGGTAGAAGAAGAAGGGGTGAATACGATGAGGGTGTTCCTCGAATAAGAGTACCATCCCCATCACCTTAAATAGTTAACTAAATAAGGAGTAAAAAATGGCTATTACTACTAATGCAATATGTAATTCTTTTAAAAAGGGTTTATTAGAGGGTACTTACGATTTTAAAACTCCTGGTGGTAACACATTTAAATTAGCTTTGTTTACAAGCACAGCTACTTTAGGTAAATCAACAACTGTATTTGCTGGTGGTGCTCCAAATGGTGAATCATCTTCACCAACAGGGTATTCTAGTGGTGGTAAAGCCTTGGTTAATGGTGGCACTTCACTTGCATCAGACACAGCTATTGTTGATTTTGCAGATTTATCTTTTACAAATGTTACTTTAACTGCAAGAGGAGCATTGATTTATCAATCTGATGCAACAAAAACGGCAGTTGCAGTTCTTGATTTTGGTTCTGATAAAACTGCTTCATCAGGTACATTTACAATTCAATTCCCTGCATTTACAACATCTGCTGCTATATTGAGAATCGCATAGTTAGGTAAATTATGTCTAACACTTGGGGTTCACTTACTTGGGGAGATGGAGCCTGGGGAGAGCAAGGCAATGCAGGTGTAACTGTTACAACTGCAGGTTCACTTACAACCTCAGTCGGCTCTGTCGTATCTACTGCTGAATTAAATTCAGGTTGGGGCAGAGGCGAATGGGGTAATGGTGCTTGGGGTGTTGCTTACTCTGTTCTTCCTACCGGACAATCTTTAGC